GCCCGATGCTGTATTGGTTTTCGTTGTCGCGCACCTGCGCGGAAATCGCGACGTTAGGGTCCACGAACATCGCCATCGGCGACATCGGGTTAACGCGCGGAGCCATGCCGAATACCGTAGAGAGAGTCTGCAACGCGGAGGCGCGTTTGGCGTTCTGCCAGTCGATGAGGTTGAACCCGAAGTCCTTGACGAGGGAGAAGTCGTTGAAATTGCCGCTCGTCCCGCGACTGATCCCCTTCTCCGCGGCGAACTGCTCGATTTTAGACTGCACGTCCTTCGGAAGCGTCGTCTGCGAGTCCAGGTCGTCGTTGAACGACTGCATGAGCCGCGACTGCGCCGCGGTGAAGCCGGGCATGGCCTGCTCGATGAGGCGCAACGACTCATCCTGCGCGAAGGTGTTCGTCTGGCTCGCGAGGAATTTGCTCTGGCCGAGGTTGTCGAGGTTCGCATCGATCGCGTCCTTCGCCCCCTTCCCGATGTCAACGGGGGTGTATGCCGCGGTCTGCGGAGCCTTTTGCCCGCTCTTAGTAATGAGTGCAGAGCCAATAGACCCCACAACGGTTGCTCCTGCTACCCAGACGCTCATTGACTTGCCCTCCGATGAAATTCCGCCGGGTCAAACGAGATGTGCCCGAGCTTTGCGTGGTCGTACGTGATTTCTTTGATCGCGGCCTCCGGGTCGTCGGTGGACGTGATGTGCGTTGTCGTCCACACCGTCTCCTCGACGATAAACAGCGCCCGCCGTGTACCCGGTTTTGTGATACCTAGATGGGGGGCGCGCAATGCCACCCAACGGGACTCGTCGTCCCAAACGAGACAGAGCCCCTTGGAGATAATGAAGGGGTGTTCGAGGAGGTGGATCGCCGAGGTGAGAAACGCATTCTTTGGCATCGTCAGCTCGCGGGTATAGACGAACTTCCCCTCAATCCCCGTCGGCGTGAAGAAATGCCGCAACCGGAACTCCGGCTGCTCCATCTGGCCGAGCTTCACATCGAGCGCGTCGAGTTGCTTCCACGCCTCGGACCCGATCCGCGACTCGGCGACAGCCACGCCCAGCTCGCGACCCTTGAGTTTTTCGATAGCGGTATCCATTATTCCTTTACGAGACACCAGCGGTAGAGGGTGGGCTGAACGACGGATACCGCGGCCCCCTTGCCCGTAGTCTTGGTTTGACGGGCTGCGTCTAGGGAGGTGTTGGGCTCGAAGGGCGACGTGGTGATGAGCGATCCGACGTCCCCATTGTCCGCGTTCGATCCCCTCGGGAGCTGGTATTCGTGTTTGTGCGCCGGGAGCTGGTCCTCCGTGAGGGTGATCGTCTCCGCGCCGGCGGCTTCGCCGTACTCGTGCGCGGTGAGCCCATCCCCGGTGCCTGCGGCGGCGAGGACGCGCCCGAGTGCCGGACCCGACTGGGACCAGCCGGGGTTCGTGGTTAGGGCTGCGTCCAGCGTCTCTGCTTCGACGAACTTCAGGTCGCCCGGAGACCCGCTCACGGTGCGCCACTTCGCCCGCTCGAAAACGATCTGGACGTGGATCGTCGTATCGAAGAACATCATTCCCTCCGGAGGGTTGATCGGACGACTCTCCGTCGGCCCCTTGGCGATGATGTCCGGGGTCTTCTCCCACAGACTGCCGGTCCACGCATAGAGGCCGATGATCGAGCCCGACGCAGATAAGCGGAGCCAAGCCTTGCCCCGGTCCGAGGACGCCGGCTCGGTGGCCGACAATACGAGTCCCGACAGCTCTTCGAGCCCTACCGCTTTGACGTATGCGGCGACAAGGTTGACGATCTCCTGCGTGCTGGACGGCAGCGGAAGATCGGAAGGAGTGGTGGCGGGGATAAGGGTCAGTTCCACGGCGTTGCTACGTATCTATCACTTCACGACAGGCCATCCAAGGGGGAGGCGGGGTTACGGTGCCAGAAGCCCGGCTGCACCACCCAATCGGGGACGCCGGCAGCCTGGGAACCGGGAGCGGGGGGCACCTCGGCATACGGGGTCGCGGCCTGCGCCTCCGTGTACACGGTGAAGTCGTCGATCCGGCATCGGCCTTCGACCTCCAAGCGAACCTGGAACGAGCGGCCCGTATTCACCTGCCTGGCCGTGGTTGAGTCAACGTGGTCCGGGGAGGATCGGGAGGAAAGGTGGAAATACTTCGCCGCGGGGCGCGCTCCCCACGCCAGCGGCTGGGCCGGGGCGGTCAGCGCCCACTCATCCCACGGCACCCAATAAGGGAAGCCATCGGGTCGAAAATACGCGCGGATCGTCACGGGGCCGCGTATTTCGGATGCGGATACGTCGAGCCGGCGCAGGGTCTTTCGGGCAAACGCGTTCCCGCCGAAGAAGCGGCGGGATTCGAGGGCTTGCGTCACCGGCTCCGTTGCCAATTCCGTTTCACGGAGGAGTTCCCAGACCGCATTCCGCCCGTCCAAGACCCGGCCCAGGATGAAACACCGCTCCACGCCGTCGATATGCCCGACGACGATGCTGGCGACGACAACGCCATCCCATTCGCCGTCGAAGGCGGGGTTGGACTTCTGCCCCCGCCCCGAGATGGAGTCGAAATTCAGCGCCACGAGACCCTGCGCGAGCGACCGGTTCCAATAGACCATCGGGCTATGTGTGCAGAGGACCCGGTTGTCGAAATAGGCGACCTGCGCATCCTCCAGCAGGAACGGGGTGTCGAAATCGAGCCGCTGACGCACCTCCGCCGAGAGAGGAGCGAGCCCGGGGGCGGAGTAATCCGCCGTGGAGGTGCGCAGCGCCCGCAGCCCGTCACTGCTGCGAAAGTAGAGGTCTTGGTTCACAGCAACCACGGCCCCGGGGCCGGTGATGCCGCGGGTCGGAAGGAGCACCGTCTCCATCCCCACGTCGGGCCACATGGACCGCTGGGTGATGTTGGTCTTGAGGGTAAGCACCTGGTTCTCACACCCCACGATGAGCGGCCCCTGTCCGCTGCTCGTATCCACCACGGGCAGGACGGCGAGGGCTTTGACCGGCGCGGCGAAACCGAAATCCCCGCCCGCAGTCAGGTCGTAGGTCTCCGTGAATTTCAGCTCGCTTTGGTGGTCGTCCTTGCGGATGTCCCCGATACGCACGGCGTATCCATTTTTCACTGCCACGGCGAGGCGTCCGTTCCCGTAGGCCATGGCTCCGCCGATTGGCACCTCATCGGAGGCTGCGCGGCGGATCGAGACACCGTCGTAAATGATCGCGGCGCTCTGGTTGTCTTGAACGACGAGGGACCCCGCGGTCTCGCAATAGGTGTGGCGCGGCTTCGCCGGGCTGTTGCGGCGCAGGTCGCGCAGTCGATCCTTCTCGGGGTTGGCGAGCTTCGCCTCATCCTCACTCAACCACCCGGTCTTTTCGGTGGCTCCCCACGTCCGGGGGTCCACCTCATACAGCCGGCCGGAGACCGAGACCATCAGCCGGGAAATTTTGCCGAAGACCGTGCCCCCCTGCAACCGGCCGGGCGGAAGGTACCCGCGGCGCACGATGGCTGGGCGCGTATGCGCCCGCCCGCCCCGGATCGATAGGTTCCGAAGTAACGCCGCCTGGGATTCAAGGATCAACTCCGGTTGCTGCCCGCCGTTCATCCCGTCGGCAACCGTCGCCTGAAAATCCGCCTGCCAGTTGTTCGTGTTCGACATCAGAAAATCGTCGAGGCGTCGCCGAAGGCCATCGTCGGCGATACGTCCACCGGCGGCGCAGGGAGCGTAGCCTTGTATTTCGAGACAAGTTGCGTGAGGAAGTCCTTGGCGAGCGCGAACGCCGCCTGCGACTGGACGAGGTCCCCCTTATCCTCCAGGGCCACCCCCATCACCCCGAGGCGCAGGGCCGAGAGCGACGGGACGAAAAGCGGGTCGGTATCTTCGGCCACAACAGGGAGCCGCCGGCGAACGATAGCTCGGACAAGTGCCGTATCTCCGGGCCGGATACTGGGGAAGTGGTATTGTCGGAACGACGGATTGAGGTCGCGGGCGGCGTAGCGCGCGCCTTCGTATTCGACCCCGGCGTCATCGACGTACCCCAGGAGCACGTCGTCGCGGGTCGCGGGCTTGACCACCTGCGTAATGCGGCTGAACTTCTCTTCAGTCTCCGTCTCTCCCGAGCTGGTGTCGCCGGCGAGTTCGACCGCCACCCCGTCCCGAAGGGTGCCGTCGCGGTAAGAGCGGACCCAGGCCCCCGTTTCGTCGTACCCCATGACGACGATGGTGGGGCGGATCGACTCGTCCCCAGACGTGATGCGCTCATCAGCAAGCGCCGTCACCTTCAGGCGTTTTCCGGGGAGACCCGGCTGCCGGAAAACCGGGGACTCGCCCCGATCGATGCCGACGTTGGCCCAGCCGGCGGTGTCCTGCTGCCCCGGCCCTTCGCCGAGGAATTCGTACCACGAGTTCTGGATCGGAGCCGGGTTGTCGTCCACCGACGAGTGAACGATCGCCTCGTATTCGGACGGCAACGACAC